TCGCGGAACTGGACTACCATCGCAGCGTTGACTAGCAAGCCTGTATTGTGTACGTGAGTTAAGGTTACATCAGTATTTGTTCCGAAACCAAGGACGGAAGCATCAGACTTCAGTGTTAAGTCGTCCCCAACAGTTGCGTCAGCGGATATTTCTAACAAAGCCGTTGTTATTTCTACTTCTGTATCTGCAGCAATATCTAGTTGACCATCTGCGCTAGAGTTGATAAACAAAGCAGCGTCGCGAAACTGTACCTTCTTGTTTGTTGCAACTAAAATATCTTCGCCCAAGCCGTCAATATAGGCCGAGCCGTCTAGATACATATCCTTGAACTGCAGAGAGGCCGTACCAATGTCTAGAGTATTGCTGGTCTTAGGTTTGATTTCCGTGGCACTTGCAACGAAGTCCTGAACCGGACCCAGCACCGTAATCGGCGCACCTTCAGCAGCCGTCCCGTCGTGGGTGTGGCCTGAACTCTCGTTGAAGGATGCTAATAAGGCATCGAACTCACCGTCTAAGTCGCTGGCATTAATAACGTTACCGTCTGCAATGTTATTGCCAGTATCGTTCCGTGTGTAACCTTGTCCCATAGTGGTATCCTTTTGTTATCTACGCCCGTATGTGCCATATTCAAGCGTTAGAGCATCTAAAGAGTGTGGCGGGTTTGTTGAATTTGTTCTGAACTCTACTGAAACAACGTATCCAGAGCCTACCGTTTGTTTTTCAAAGAGGCGTTGTACTGTTCCGCCGTATGTTCCAGTTCCATAAACGGAAGCTCCGTAGAAAGCAGGGACGGAAGACCCTGAAGTGTTGTCAAACGAGAAAGTCTCAGGCTGAACAATACCTGCCTCGTCAAAGTCATACAGCAAGTTTACGTCTGCTGAGTAGCTTCCCTGTGGGTCTGTGTACAAGAACATCTTGTAGAATGTCTTGCGAACACGGGGGTCGTTAATTGGAATGTAAGGAGTAGCAAATGTAGAGAATATCTCCGCACCATCCATGCTGTTTCCTGATTCCATTGAATAGACGTAGCCATCTTCGTTAGCAAAGACGATAGTTTCAACATCTTCATTTAAATTACTACTAGCAACGTACGCCTTGAAACCTCTGAGTTCAGAGAAGTTAATACCTTGTTCTACCTGAGAACCAACAATCGCCTGTGATGCGTCTTGTGAAAAGTTTGCATTGTAGCCTAAAAGTCTGTACTGGCTTTTCGGTCTAATCACAACACTGCTGAATGAAGTATTGCGATTTATAAAGTCTCGTACCTCTCCTTGTATTATCTTAGAAACAACAGCTAGGTTGAAGTCTCCTACCTTTTCTGTTGCGGATAAACTGCGAATACCGTCAGGACCTACGTAGATAACATCGCCACCGATTTCTTGAATCGTATCTGGTTCTACGCAACCTGTGTCTAAGGCAATAGGTTGAAGCTGAAAATCACCTGCGCTACTACCAACTAAGCGAAAGATAGTACGCTCACTAAATATTATAAGCTGTTCACGGAAAACAATCAACCCCGTAATTGTATTTCCTACGTTTATTATTCCCGCACCATTGGCTGGGGAAAAATCACTAGAGGTAAAAGGGGATGTGAAAATTATCTTTGAACCACTACCAAAGAAGATGTGATTCTTAAAGTTGGCTACATGCCCCGCCCCAACTCCTTCTGCTGGAATACCATCTAAAACTGTAAAAGTGTTTCCGTCGTAAACAAAGGGCGGGTTGACACCATCCACACCCGCTAAAAAATCAGTACCGCTGTAGTTGAACTGCACAAAACGATGCTTAGATAAACCTGAACGGTCCACAGACAACATAGTAATTGCGGCGTTATTTGCAGGGCTGGTGGCTAATGCTGGGTTGATTGCAAAGGTTGCCGCCCCGCTTGTTACTGTAGGTGTGGCTGTTAAAGTATAGATTAAGGCAACGCCTGCGATTGTAAAGGTGTCGCCTGCTTGCGGCGTTCCTGTGATACCATCAACATCTAGGCTGGTTCCCGTTTGAGAAGCCCCCTCAACCAAAACAGGCCCGTAGTTTGGAGTGTTTACCTTTGTCCACCCAGAACCTGTGGATTTAAAGAGGTCAGCGTTACGTGCTGCAAGTACAAAACTTTCGAAGGTAGATACGCCTTGGATAATTCCTGAACCAGACGTGAATGTTGCTGCCGCTTTGTCTGCAGGGCTGCTGTCTAACGCGCCTGTTAAAGTCAGTGTCACCCGCTTATTTGTAGCATCGAACGTCACACCGCCGGATGCAACTGTATACGTCCCTGCAACACCTGCAAGGGTTAGAGTATCACCAACTACGGGGCTAAAAAAGATGTTACCCAGTATGAGGGTAGTTCCGCTTTGTGAAGCCCCGTGAACTAAAGGCGCACCATAGCAAGGTACGGTGGTACTGTCGTATTTACTGTACCCCAGCACTGAGCGATACCCGCCGTCAGTTGATGGCTCATAGTTACGCAAAGTACGCGCTGACCCCGGAGCATTAGCACCTTGCTGCAACGGGGAAAGGTTAGTTACTAAGCCACCCTTAAATTCGATGGCGTGTGTCTGCCAACGGTCCGGCATACTACTACGATGCCCTCATGTAAACGTTTTCGTTGACGGTAACCGTTCTCATCTGTTTAATTCCTTGGTCAAACTTGTTTTGCGATAATGCTGCCATCTCGATGTTGTCGCGGAACATATAGGCGTAGTGCATGGCACCATCTATAATTACGTGGCGAAAACGTTCGGGGATAGTTGGTACGTCCGTGTCAAGAATTAGGTCAACGGGGTCCATGAAGTATTCAAAGTCTACTTGGTAATCTTTATCGGGCATGGGGACTACACCCCACTCCCCGTTCTGGGTACGGAAAACAAACCGAGGAGCCGCGCCATTAGCGAGAGTAGTTTCGTCTTCTTGGTCTATGAAGCGGTCAACGTACTCATCGTAAGATATCTGAGGCAAATGGTCGGCTCTACCAACACCTAGAGCGCTGTCTCTGCGAACCCGATAAGTATCAAAATCAACGTATTTTGCTTGGGATGGGACGGGGTAGCGAGTAACGCCTGCAGTTAAAGTTTGAGGGTAGGTGTTGTGGTTGAAGGGCCAACCAAAGTGCGCCTGATTGACGTGGCGTATTGCAGAGTTGACTGCCTCTTTGATTGCGCTGTAAAAGCCTGTTGCTGTTGTAAAATTTGCGGATGTAAGTTGCGTCTCGTTAAGCCGTTTAGCAACGTCGTTGGTTAAACTTAAATAATCGTATGCCATCGTTACCGTGTCCTTACCTTCAGATTGACTGAGCGAATAGCTGTGCTTCCTGTGCTATCAGTCATTGTACAGTAAAACGTGTAGTTGTGAGTGTTTACACCGCTACCAATATTTATAGTTGCAACGGTGTTGGTCTGGGTTTGTGAAACGTTTTGAATACTATCAGTTACTGCGCCATCTGTTGCTGTGGTCAAGTCTTGACCAGAAGTAAGGATAGTTCGCGTAGAATACGCATCAGTCTCCACCGACCACACGACTGTGGAGATAGTTGCTGAACCAAGAAACCGCGACCAGTCCATGCTGTAATCAAGGGTTTCTCCGGGGTCTTTAAAAGGCCATCTGTATGACATTAACTACTCCAAGTGGACTGTTCGTGTAAAGCTGTTACCCGCACTTTCAACGCTAACAACTCTGGGGTCTAGGGTAACAAACACTGTGCGTTCGTATGTGTCGATACCATCCTCAACAAGAAATGTTCGAGGTTCTAAAACTACGTGTATGGTTCGTTCGTATGTTGTTAAAGGCATTTAAGCTGCCCTATCTACAACTGCTGTTCGCCGTCTGTCGTACAGTTCTCGAACTGCGTTAAAATCAAACACTACTGCGGTGGTTCCTACAGTTCCTATGGTCCCAGTAGCGGGTGCACTAAGTAAAGATTCTGCTATGCTAGGGCTAAGAGAAGATATCGAGCCTGTTGCAGTTGACCCGCTTATTGCTACTATTAGAATCTGTGTGGTAGTGCTAACGGCCCCTGTTGCAGATACGCCAGTAAGAGAGACATTAGAGGTATGCGTCTGAGTAACGGAGGGTGCACCAACAGTGCCTGCTACGCCGGTAATAGCTTTAGATAAGTTTACTAATCCGTACGCAGAAGAACCGTAAACACCAGACCCGTAACGTGCGGATACAGTAGCCATTAACTACTCCTACGCAATCCGAATGACAGCATTACTTGCGTCAGCAGCAGGAAATTCAATACTCAAGTTACCTGCGGTAGCAGAAACAGTACCACCAAAGTCGATGACAGCGATAGCTTTGTTAGATTGTCCTGCGTTGTAGATAATACAACCTGCTACAGAGACAGTAACGCTTGAGAACACCTCGTCTGTAAAGTCAACGATAGCTGTAGACCCGCTCAAAGCAATAGATGCGCCATCAAGCGCCTGACCGCCAGCAGAATAGTTTGTCCCACTAGCCTCGTCGCTATTGTCTGTAACATTAGAATAGTTAGTTGTACTGGCGTTGTAGGTGCCGGACATACCCGACTTAATCAAGGCAAGTTTTATAGAGTCTGAATCCAAATCGTGGACACCACCTAGAAGTTCTGTTTTGAAGCTATTACACATTGCAGTTGTAATTGCCATGATTTGTGTCTCCTACTTATCTTACTTTTCTGTGGCTTTTTGTTTTAGCCTGTATTTTTTTAGGCTGTTTGGACACTTGCTTACCAGCTTTAGTTGCTTTTCTTTTAGCACGGGTTGTAGCTGCGTATTCCTTTGGTGAGAGGGCCTTAATAGCTGATGCCGGAAGATATCTTTCTCCGGTAGCTTTTGACCCTTGAGTAGATGGTTTTCCACTCTTGGTTCTCCATTTTTGTTTAGTCCACGCCTTCAAAGAGCGTTGGCTCTTCTTCAATGCCATATAAGTCTCCTGCTAAGTACGACAGTACCCTTAGTTTTTCGACAGCTTCTGTATACTTTTGAACCGATGCATCCATATCTTTAAGAAGACTTGGATGGTCACCTGTAAAATCAGAGCTTTTGTAATGATTGTTGAATACGCTCTTTGCATCCAGCATCTCCAAGTTGTATCGGTGGGTTAGTGCGTCTACAGCCATCTTCTGCATGAGAACTCCTAAATACTACCATTATACAGTTTATTTAGGGTGAAGTCAATACAACAGCTACTAAAGAACCAAAGGCTACTGCAATAACACCCAGCACAATACCTACGGTCTTCAGGGTTTCCATCAACTCGTGCTGTTGTCTGTTTTTTTCTATGCGTTCTTGCCGGGCTTCTTCTTTAGCTTCTTGTATTCTTCTTGCACGTTCATTAACAATACCCGCCCACGTACCGTGCCCAAAACGCTGGTCTATCATTACGGAAACCGTGTACAGGTGTTCGGCTGCAAGTTTTGCATCAATCGTCTCTTTGGCAACGGAACTTACATCAAATTGATTTACGCCAGACTTTTTATTTCGGGCTTTTTGAGCTTGTTGTTCGCCAAGAAACAGGTTATCAATGTGACTTGCAATTTCTCCGATATCGTTTGCTGTACCAATAGCGGATTTAATGCCATCGACAGCACTCTTTACAAGTGCAATACCCGCTAATGTTTCTGCAATCATTTGTATCCACCACCTGCTTTTTTATATGCTACGGCTAACATCTGCGCTTTACGTGCTGACCACTGACCGGGCTTGCCACCTTTACCACCTGCCTTGATGCTATTAAACAAACGCTTTCTCATGGTTGGCTTAGTATAGTTTCCGGCTGCGTTTACTTTGCTTTTGGTTTTCTTTTTAACTGGCGGCATTGTTTTTTTTATCCTCTCGTTGGGTCCAAAAACTCTTCAGCAGAAACTGTTACGGAAAGTACATCTGCAGTATTAGCCGTACATTTAAGAATATCACCAGCATGTAAAAATAAAGGTTTATCTACTGTAAAAATAGAAGCAATAGCCCCGCCTGCAATAGTGTACCCTGACATTATGGTGTACTCTGTAGTGCTATCTGCGTGGTACCAGTCAAGGCGTAGGGTCACGTTACCGCTATGGCTGTTACCAACAAAGAAATGCTCTACGTGGCTAGCAAAAGTAGCAGGTACAGTGTAAACCGTGATTTCACTGGTAGCGTTCAAAAGCACTGTTTCTGTGCGGTATTTAGAACCTGCATTAACTGATGGCATTACGTTGTCCTAATTAAATTCATGCGTTTAAACAAATCTTTTTTATGTTCTTCAGTTACCGCGCTACCATAAGGGCTGTGTACTACTGCGTCAGGGTCTTTAACTGCGTCGTAGACAGAAAAGTTACTTTTTTCAATACTGCGGGCCGCTTTACGACCTCTAGAATTTTTATCAGACATTTAACTCTCCCGTTCTCATGGCTTCGGACAAACGAATTGCCCTGTTGCCTACCTGCTTTGCCCAGCGAGAGTCGAGCATCTCGACACAAGCCTTGATGTAATCGCCGTCTTCAATGCCTGCCCACATGTTCTTAAACTTACAAAGACGCGGCACTCCCATGTTAAAGGCCATGTCAAGTACCACACGAATACGAACATCATCCATACGTTCAATGCAAGGGTGAGCATTAAGTAGTTCTTTCTCTACAATGTCTATGTCGTTAGACAAAAGGAAACGAGCATTAGCTTCTGTAATACCCGTGTCGTATACTTCGTTTTTAAGAAGGCTCATAAAGGCTAGTTCGCCGTCGGTGATGCCTCTGTCTTCGAGGTTCCTACCTACACCGATTGTGTCGATGCCCAGATGGTCTTGGTAGACTTGTAGTCTGAGGCCCTCGTGTAGGATTAGCTGGTCAATTAACTTACCACGATTGTAGTTCATCGGTTACTCTCTATCAATAATTTTAACTTAGCCAGTTCAATTTCTAATTCGTGTACCCTGCCTACCGTATCTTGTACAGACTTAGGTGGTTCGAACTCATCAATCCAGTTGTCGTTTTCTTCGACCTCTTCCATAGTAAGTTCTAGGTTGTGTTCTAAAAAACTAATACGCTCAGTTAAGCCAAAGTAAACCCACACACTAACAGCAGTAAACGCAATCATACTGATGAGATTGCGGAGAGGGATAGTTATCTCGCTTGCTTCGTTTAGCTTTGTGGCTGCTTGTTTCACTGGTTATCACCCTTGTGTTCGTGGCCCATCCAAATACCAAACACACCCGTCATAACGCCCATCACTACAGACACAAAAGCTGACTGTGCGCCTGTTGGGTCGGGTAAAGCCATGAACCACTCAGCGCAACGCC